TATCGAGTCGTCTCCGAATTTCGGTTTATTCTCTGATGCGCCCTGCGCCATTTGACCGAAATAGTCCTCAAGATCCGCTAGTGCTTTTTCTTCTTCCGTTAGAGGGACTTGGTTAGAAAACAATTCCTCTAAATTCCGTTGCGCTTGATCGTAATATTGTTCAATACTAAGAACCTTTTGTTTCTTGGGAATATCTTTCAGCCTATTTCTAAGTTCGTCGGCTGTTATCTGGTCTTGAGGATGAGCGTCACTCCACATTTGCGCCAATTCATCGGCATATAATCCATTTGACCGCTTGAATCTGATGGGGATATCTTTAAACTCTTCCGACTCTACAACCTTGCCAGTAGCATCTCTCCCAAATGACTTAACACCGCCGTTACTTGACACGAATTGCGCCAATTCGCTAGGAGAACCAGCTTTTTCACGCTCCTGTTGTTGGATTGATGTTGCCTCATCATGGATCATCTCTTGAGTTATGCTCACCTGTTGATTTTCAGGAGTAGAGATTATTTTGGGCTCAATAGGCGTGATTGTTCCACCTGGAACATTTCTATTTAATGGCTTATAGAAACTTGAGATATTCCGGTTAAAATATAGTTCTGTTTCATCGGAATAGACCTTATCCCTTAATGTTGAAAATTCTTCCTCAATGTTTGGGTATTCAGTTTTTATCTGTTCGGCTATCTCTAGCCGTCTTTCTGGTGTGGCCCTCATTATTTCGCCAAGGGTATCGTGTAATTCCCTGTAAAGTGATACCGCTAAGTCTTTTGTTGGCTCTATACCGCGCATTTGGGCATACTTATTAACGATAAATTCAGCGTCGTTAGTAAGCTGTTTAAAGTTCGGGTGTTCTGCTATACTAGGATCCGATGACACTTCCGTCGGCGGGAAAATATTACTTGGAAGTGCTTCACTCACGATCGAAGTACCCGGATTCACCTGAGGGGCTTGTTCAATGGGTTGAGGCGCTAGACCAGGCTCAGAAACAGGACGAACTGGTTCAACAGGGCTCGGACTCATCGGCTCCCCAGCCTTAACTGGTTCTGGTTTTTGATTTTCTATCTGTAGTGGAGCCTCGGGCTTTACTTCTACCTTTGCTCCCCTCACACGCTGATTAATATTCTCGATAAGCTGTAAAGCGTCTTTTTTATCACCTTTAATAATATTATCGAGCCCACCGACTTTTTCGGCTTCGGCCCTTAAAAACGCTTGCCCAATATTTTCAGCTTCTTCTTTAGGGATATTTGGATTTTTTGCCTTTACATATTCTCCTAGACTGCTACCAGTTCGTTTCAAAGCTTCTGTTTTTAGTCGAACATCTTTGCCAAAAGATCCAATTAGTTCAAATGCGGCCCAAATAGCACCATTTAAATGCGCGTCTACGTTATCAGCCCCATCCGATTTCGCTGACAAATAACCAAGCCCATAAGCTGATGAAACAGCGGCGGGCGAACTAATTCCACTTATCGCTCCTAACGATGATCCGAAAAGAGTGTCTTTTGCTACTGATTTACCAAAATCTTCGATATCAACACCTCCGTTTTGGAGGGCTTCGACTGTTTTCTTTATGAATGTATGTGTCCCAAATGTTGCCCCTGTCATAATGGCAGGAGTCAGTAATCGCGGGGCTTTTGCTGTTATATTTGCAATCGCTGGGATCTTTGCTCCTATTTGGGTGGCAGATTGGCCTATGGAAGCGGCTTTAACTCCAAGTCCTAATCCCTTAAATATCCCACCGATTGACATCAGGCTCCCTATATTCCCGGCCATCTCTCCTGCCATATCGTAAACAGGATTATCTTTGTATTCATCTTTAAGGAACGGCTCTGTCAACGGTTTGGTAAGACCAAAAGTAAAACTATCCAAAGCTTTGCCAGAGAACGCTCTCCCTTCCGGTGTCTCAATCGCCCAACGTGTCGAATCAGCAATACCAAGGGAAGGGATAACTGATTTCAGATACCCTTCAAAGAAATCACGCTTAAATGATTTGGGTTGTTCTGTCGTGGTTGTCGGGACCTGTCCCGAATCCAATGAAGGCGTTGGACTATTCGAGGCAGTTTTATCTTCTGGAAAGTACGTATCAAAATTCTTTTGAAGATCCGCTAAATCATTTTCGCTGATATCGTCGGGGACTTCGACCATAACGTCTTTATCTTGTAAATAAGCGATCACTTTGACCCCTTGTCATCATTTTTAATAAGTCTATATTTTGGTTTTATTTTTGATTGCCTATTTTTATTTGGATTTAGCAATTGTTGAACTTTTGAATTAACTTGAACGACAACATCGGGGACATCTTCAAATCTATTTAGTTCTGGAAATCTCTTTTTAGAAAATCCGGAAATCAATTCTTTTCCAATTTCATTAATTCTTGCTGGATCTGCTTTTTCTTTATCAACCTTCTTATAGAATTCAGATACAAGGTTTTCAACATCCTTGTCCTTTTTGTCTTTATTTATTTCAAATCCAAGAAACTCGTTTTTAAAATATCGATTTCCGAAGTCTCGAATATTATTTGCTTCTGACAAAATAACGTTGTCGATAGGATCCGAAGGCAAATCGTTGGTTCTCGCAATGAGATACTTTTCATCATCTGAAACAATCTTTTTATCCGCCGCAGCACTTGCGATGTCCCTAAGAATTTCACCGGGAGTTTTCGATTTATCAATCTGCGCCTCTCGTATCGCATTAAATGTTGGAGCGTCAGAGTATCGGAATGTCCTTAAAAGTTCATAATCTGGTGAAATCATTTTTCGTTCAAGCAAATTATAGTCAGACTCTTTGAGAATGTCTTTCCTATACAAACGTTGCGCTTCTGATAGAGAAAGTTTACCGTCTATCATGTTCAACATGGCTTCACGCATCGAATTATCGTATTGCTGTTCACGAAGGAATTTCTGCATCTCTAAAAAATGCCTAGTCGAAACGTCGATTTCTCTTTCAATATCGGCTCGAATTCCCATAGGAAGAGCATCTTTAATTCCATGATAAAGGTACTGGGCTTTATTCGGATCTGTTTGCAGTGGATATTTCAAAGAACTCAAAACCATGTCCTTCGTGTAATCATCCATTTTTAAGCTGATTGTCTTGTCGTCGAGTCCCAAATCTTTTAACCCAGAATAAAGAATGGCGTTTCCAGTGTTTATTTCTGTTTTCAGCTTCAACGGATCTTGAATCGATCCTGCATCAGAAACACGCTGCGTCAGATTTGAATCGAGAATATTTTTATTGTTATCGTTAATCTGTTTTGCTTCATGACCGATAACATTATCTCTGTAATTTGAATAGGTTTGGTCCATCAATTGATTGAACTTTTCTATCTGGACAGGATTGGTAAATTGGGACATATGCGAGTCTCGAAGTTCTTTAAACTTCGTATCAAAATCAATGGTCGAACCATTTGCTTGGGAGAGTTTACGCGCTAAGACTCCTTTCGGGATACCGTTATCATCTGGGGTCGGATCGTATAGGACGTTCTGTAAATCTTGCTTTGCTGCGGTATCAGCGGCTATAATCTGATTGGTTTGATCCTGACGTTGTTTCTCAAATACATGACGACCAAGTTCGTCACCAAGTCCACTGATAACCTTGCCAAGTCTTCCCTGTTCCTGCGCGACACCACCACCAAAAGCGGCTTGAGGAGGCGTACTTAATTCAGGGACAGAAAGCGGACTGGCTGATTTCTTTTCGATCTGATCGTTGTATACAGGGATTTTCATAGTTACCTTAAGTAGTAATCCGAAGGTGCTACGGGAACCCTTCGACCACTTACCTTTGCCGTTTTAACTGGGCTTGGACTTGTCATTTTGTTTGTATACCAAGATCCTGAAACTTGTCCTGCACCACTCAATAAATCTGTAAAAGCGGCTGTTTTACCTGCTCTCAATGCTTCTTTTCCAGCAAGTCGTTGTCCAGTTGCTTGGTCCCGAAGTTGTGCCGCTTTCTGATTTGCTTCGTTTAATACTCTCCAAGACTCTAAATCTGCGTTGTATTTAATTGCCATTTCGTCCAGCCTTGCACGATCAAATGTATCAGCGGCGATCTGTTCAGCTGTCTTTGAACCGCCTCCAAGGTTTGAACCAATCGCAACCTTCTGAGATCCTTCTAGCCTTGCCTCTTGGTTTTTAAATATTCGAGTTGATTCAGCTCCGCTATCTCTCGATGCGTTTGCAGCTTGAACTCCTTGAGCCTCTACCAGAGATGCTTGTTTATCGCTATTGTCAGCGGCATAGTTTAGATAGTTTTTTTGAGCAAGGCCTTGAGTGTAGGAACCGTAAGCAGAAAGGGCTGTTCCTGCTACTTGGATTCCGATAACGGCAGCTGGATTACACATTTGTTTCACCTCTTAGTTCAAAATAGTGGAAAGGAAGTCCCATTTTCCCATATGGTTTTGCTTCAAAAATTGTTGCCCCGCACCATTTGAGCCAATCAACTGCAAGCGTGTGTCTCTGATCAACATAATTATAGAGGATTGGGTGAACAGCGGATAAAGTCTTAATAACATTCCTGCTTAATTTTAAGAATCTAAACCAAATTGACTCTATTTTTTCAGAAGTAAGCATCCATATGGACCCATTCTCTGACAATGGATCTAATGACACTCCAAACATTGCCATAACCTCCCCATTATAAATAAGTGTAAATTTTTCATCTGAAATTGAAAATGAATGCTTAAGTGCCTCTTCCGGAGTATGGCAATGGCTAGCATAAACCTCTTGAGCCTCATATATTCTCATCGTAGTCTTTAGACTATTTATATCTTCTATTTCAGCCGATCTGATTAAAATATTGTTCTTGTCGTAAAGTATCATAGTCCGTCCCCTGGCTCAATAACAGAAGTGATGGACATAATTGTAACAGGCATTGGATCTAATTGCCTGAAAAAGATTGTCGGGTGCTGATCGTCATTTTGTGGGACCGTGTAATTATCAAATCCTGTGAATAAAGGGGTTGGGGTTGTTGATGATAATGATTCATCTCTTTGGTTGATTGGCTCTAGGTTGTTCTCGTCTGTCCCAATATAGCCACCAACGGAGTTAAGGAACCGAAGAGATACTTGATTTATCTTGTAGATTATCCCCTGCATTGTTCCGTTCGGTAGGGGAATTTCTTTTTTTAAAGTCTCGATATCTGAAATGTACGGTAAACCCGCTTGGACCTTGGTATAAGACCCTCCGAGTGTTATTGATCCTCCTGATACTGTTTGCTGCGGCAAAACGAATCCTCCGGCGTTTATAGCCACTAAGGAGCCGTTAAGGTGATCGAGTCCTGTTAAAGTGCTTATTGCAACGCCCGAGTAAGAAACCCCACAATCAACAAAATATTGGTCTGCTGGATCTGTGGATGACGTTCTTTGTTCCATCTTCTCAATAAACCGATTTGTACCACGTTTCACAATAAAATACAGATCGTCTGATGTATCCCCTGGAATCGAACAGACTGATTCAAATGTCCCATTTGTATCGTGTTTGCTCCATGAAATAATTTCTTGCTCTCGGTTATAGGTAAGACATAACAAAGTTCCATCATCTCGAATAAACCATGCTAAGCTATCAGGTTCTTGCTGATAGGCCGCAGAAACAATCTGGTATCCGTTTAATAGATGCTCTGAATATAGACTTATATTTTCACTATTGAGCGAATCTGTAACATATTGATATTCAATATCTCTCAGCGAGGAAGATCTGGAAGAAACAAAAAGAAGATGAGTTCCAACAAGCAACGGATCAAGTTTGCTTGCTCCGCGATACCCTTGAAGCTTGGAAAAAATAGATGTTGGAGTAATTGCCCCGCCCTGCTCGGACGTGATCGTCCATTCAGAAGAATCTGTAAAGCAAAGAGCCGAGTTTTGGAACATGACCATGCTATTGATGTTGTTAAGCTGACGACTTAACAAATTGATCCCAATACTGTCATCATCGACAAGCGGAGTTGAAACTCCGAAATCAACATAATTACCAGACTTAGAAGCCCAAAATGTTTGCGGCTCTGTTGGAGTTGACCCGAAACATAGTCTATCTTGAAAGAATCCAACGACTGACGGCCACCCTCGCAAAGTTGACCATGAACCCTCCGCCCATTCAGTTGTGACATTCGCTTGGAGTGGTTTGACTCCATTCTCAACTGTTACATAAACCTGTTCTGCGTTTGCTACTGAATCTATTTTCATTATCGATGTCTGATAGAACGCATCTGCTGAAAACGTCCTGTGCATAGTCCCGCTTGTGAATGAGGTTATGTTCATTCGAACATAGAACGGAGCTCCATCCCCAATGCTTTCATTACCAAATACATTGAAATTGGCGTCGTTTGTAGATACGTATGTTTGGAGTGCGGTCCATGTCACATTATCAAGAGACTTTTCAACCACAATAACGCCTGACCATGCTCCCGTCGTTGTAAGTCTCCATGTGTCCATGCAAAGTAATCCCGTTTCTGCTCCAGAAGTTGTTATGTTGCTAACCTGAGACTGTTGAGGCCAATACTGCCTAAGAGATAATAAAGCTCCGACATGGCCATCGACAAAATAATCTTTTGTACCTGACGGGATTCCCTTTGTTATGACTGTGTACCCAGTTGGACCAGTGTTATTCTCATACATCCCGAACGTAGTATCAGTATTTTGTGCCATGAAAGGACCATTCTTGAAATCAAATGTTGAGAAGGTCCAGTCATTTGAACCGTTACGCATTAAAGTTCTTGGTTGATAGCCTTTATGAGCTATGTATAAAGTATCTGCTGATTGGGCAAATTTAAGATCTGCAATGTCCACTTGGGCGTATGGCGTTGTCACTTCATAAACATTTGCTTGAATAACTTCTTCCCATGCGACTGTGCTACTTGTTAATGGATTATGGCCAAAATTTGTGGCTATTCCGCTCTGATAACACCGATATATGCCACCACCGTCTATAATTGTTGTGTATTGACCTAAAGAATAAACATTTACTGCATTCCAATATAGCGGAGTGTTCCAAAATGTCCACCATGAACCATCAAAAATAGAATGGTTTAAATTACCAGCTTGGATGCTTTTATAAATAGACTCGTTTCCTAGAAAATCGGTGTATGTGATGAAGTCTCCAACTGCGTATGTGTGGGACGCATCCCATTCTGCGGGCGGGGTGTGATTCCATGCAATAGCAGATGGCGAGAATGGGTTATTATTGATATTTGCACTAATTAAACTTTTAAAAACCTTAAGCTTCCCATCGGCAGGACGGTTTAAATATGAATAATCTCCGATCGCGTACGTGGTGGCGATTGACCATTCATTAAATTCAGTTATCTTTGTCCAATAAGTTGGAGAAACCTCCGGATCAATATTCAAATTGGCAAACCCAATACTAGAAAATAACCCTGTTTTCCCACTTCCCAGCAACTTGAGAACATAATCACCAATCGAATAGGGGTAATTAAAATCCCAGAACGGAATCGACGAGTCGTAGATTTCCTTTTTAACCAAGGCATCATCTTTAATAAATCTAATATAAGCATCTCCAAACTCTAAAACGAATGATTCTCCGGTTGATGCGGTAAATGGGACCAATCTAGATACTCGATCTGAAAATTTTGTCGGAACAATGTATTTGGTTCCAGGTCTATTTGATACGGGACCGAGTGGTGTTGGTATAAAGTTTCTACATGCCTTTAAACCTGATCTGTATTTCTGGATGTCGGTTCGGGCTTGAATTGACGGAGAGTATTCCCCGCCAGAGAAAGATGATTGGATGTCATTTATCGGCAATTTTCTATCCTCGAGCGTCTAAATATTTGGATGTTCTGCGATTAGTTACTGCGTCCTCAGTCCCATTCGTCATGCGTGCTTCTGAAACCAAAAGAGCATATTCATTTAACAACTCTTTCCTATCTCCGAAATCGCCCGTCAAGATAGATGCTAATTCAGCGGCAAGAAGAGTAGCAAATGCCTTAACAAACAATTGATCATAAGCTGTCGCGTCAACGATTCTGCCCGTATATTCGATGTAAGCTGGGTAAAAATTGGTGACAATGACCTTATATCCAAGCGTGGAGTGATAAACGATCCTGAATGGAGCCGGAAGCGGATCGGTTGTCGGTAAAACAAAATTAGTTGATCCGAAAGTAGGAGTCTCAATGATACTCGAATCGTCGTAATAGACCTTTCGAACATACACGCAGTCAGTTGGAAGGGTATATACATAGTCCCACCCTGTAACTGTGTCGTTTGGCAAATTGGTTAATGTGGCAATGGTTGTGGCGAAGTTCCAAGAACAGCTTCGAAGGACTGAATCTCGCACATTTGAATAGATTAATTTGGCTTTTCTGGCTGATTCCACAGCGTCATCAATAGAAGTGATCGTTTTTAAACCGAGTTTAACGAGTGCTAGATTAACAATTAGTGTATCTGTGGTTGGACTTACTGGACCAATTCCGGTTGCACTCCCATCAACGGTCGATATATTAACACCTTGAGAGTTGGCACTACCGATTGGTGGCGCGTCGCTGATATCGGGAGATCCGCCCGCCTGCTCGTAAATAATTTCACTTTCTGGGATTGCGATACTTTCATCATCAGGAATAAGTCGATAGTAACCAGCCCAAATCTCTGGAACTGACTGAGCGTAAGAAGTCCAATTAGAAGCATTATAATTCTCATAAAGCTTTGTAACCTTGTTATATACCTGATTTGCAGAAACGGAGTTCGATATCTGCATGATGTATATCGTTCTTCCGGTCTGATAAAATACTTCTATTGGTTTTTTAGCCATAATATCCCTAGTTTTTATTTAAAATTAAGTGGCAGGGGCAAACCATAGGCCTACCCCCACCACCCAAATTATTTGGACTTCCCGCGCTTCTTTGGTTCCTTAGATGGATCAAATGCCATTCCAGTCTTTGGGACATTGCTTTCAGTGTTTAACTGAGAAAACGCAATCTTCTCAACGACTTGCACTGGCTCCACATAAGAATCCTTTAAGATCTCGAAATGAATTGGGGGGATTTCTCCCTTATCCAAATCAACGATTTCGCCTTCCGTCCAATATCTGCCTTTGAATCCGTAATTATCACGGATTACAATATATCTAGCCATTATCCGATCCGAATGTTCTCATCAAGAATGATGCGAGCGTCGAACTTTCCTGCTGTCAACGGTCCAGTGGCAACCGTATAGTTAGCACGTAAGAAACGAAGAGAACCTGTTGGGATACGAACAACTGCTGGGCGATATCCGGCAACGAGCGTCGCTTTACCAATTGCACCTGTAATAAAAAGCGTCACAGGAGTAGTAAAAGCTGCGTCTGTTGCGGTTTGCAATTCGAATTGAACTGTTGCAGCACCAGCGGCGGTCGCGGCAGTGTTCACCAAGAATTCAATATAACACTCTGTGCCTACAGCTTCACTGGCGGCTTGGGTGTCAATGATATTTGTGGAAACGGCTGTCGCAGTAACCGCTTGGGCGTTACTAAGAAATAAGTTGTTATCAACGTACATAGTTTTCCTCCTTAGGAAACCACTGCTTCGGTATTGAGAATCTGATCAATACGGCGGCAGGGGACACCTTGGAATGAGAGAGTTGGACGGGGAATACCACTTGCGCTAAGATAGTTATCCATGCTCAAGTACATATTCTTTGAATTCAGCATTTTAACGCGCAACATGGAACGAACTGTGTTGTTCATGTAAAACACTGGGCGAACTGAACCGATCGCAAACAATTTATCAAGAGCAATGCTCATGTACTTCAAGATGTTTGCAGAGGTGTCGATATTATCACCAGCGGTATTGAGATCGGACACGTCGATGTTGGCAATACGAACAACGTAACGCCAGTCACGAACGGCCAAACCACATTTCCATTGGTAACGGGTTCGCAGTGCTTGATAACGGCCAGCCACGGGAGTCTGAGCGTCATAGATTGTCTGCTCACCGAGATCTTGGACATTCAAGCCAGCAATAGAACCTTTAGGGAAGATACCGTGTACTGTTTCTGGGGACCATCCAACCAAGTAGATCGACGTATTGTCAGAACCAGCACCCAACGCAGAAATCACGTTAGCAGCGGCAACTGAGTTTGTCGTATTGGTTGTGTAGTATCGAGGAGCTAAACCAACGAATTTTTCAGGATTGACCGAAGTGTCACCATAAACCAATACTTTTGCAAGTTCTTGGTTCATACCTTCGATAATTCCTTTATCTTCGCTCATTCGCCACTCTTTGGTATTACCGTTCAAGTCAGCCAAGTCTTTGTCGATCTCAGAGTAGTTTTCCATGATTCCACAGGTTTCCGTGATTTGCCCGGTAACTGTTTTGACTGGAATTGTACCGTTGTTCAAGAGTCTCCACGTCGGTACCGCTAAACCCTTACGAACGGTTGTTTTATGCCCCGTTGGCAAGTTACCTTCGATCCATGGAATATCGTCGAGGATTTCATTGTACTGCGATAAGATTTCTGCCACGGCAGAGATCTTGCCATCCCGATCTAAACGTTTGGAAACGTCAAGAAGGGTAGGCCATGAGCTATTTAATGTAGCCATTTATTTTCTCCTTTTTTATTTCACTTCCGCAGAACCGTAAATTCTCTCTGCGAGTGATTTTTCTTGTTTAGAGTCAGGTCTACCATCGACGAGTTTATCTTCGCTAATAGCCTTCCCAACAAAATTGCAAAGTTGGATCATAAGAGGCCAGTTACCAAGCCCCGTTTCCTTCATCATCCCCCGAAATTGTTTGTTCTTTTCGGGATCTGTAAATACTCGATCAATCGCTTTGGACGCTACAGATAACGACTGCTTATAATCAGCACCGAGCTCCTTAATCGACTGCTCTTTCCATTCGGTAACAGTTTTATTGAATGATTCCATTGTCTTTGCAACATTAGTTTCAGTCAGCTTAACACCAAGATCTACAAGCTTTTGGTACTGTTCCTGTGGGAGATTTAACGATTTTGCATAAGAATCAACCTCTTTCAAGAGATTCTCATCAATCGTCATATTCTCCGGCAAGACAGGACTAGCGTATTTTTCTGGTGCTGTCGGCTGTTTTGTTTCGTCAGGCTTTACGTCTTTAGGCGCAGGAGGTGTCTCTTTTGAATCAGAAACCGCATCTTTAGATTTCTCATCCGCAACAACATCCTTCCCACTCTCATCTAGTAGACTGCTCTTCCCTTCCTCCACTTTACTTGTGTTTTCGGTGGATTCTAAAACTGTTGAATCTAAGAGTGTTTCACTCATTGTTTTTTATCTCCGTTATTTTCGCTCTTTTGGTCTGATATATATTCTCTCTGCATCTGAGTGAAGCTATTGGGGCTCACCTTAAGCATCTCGTTAAGCATCAGTAACCCAATATTTCTATTCCCTTCTGAAAACGCCATGTTTAAAGCGTTTGAATTGAAACTAGAACGGAACACACCAGCCTCAGAAAGAATTCGCCACATCAGCCGACGACCTTCAACAATTGAGAGGACCTTCTTAAGATCAGATAACTCTTGATCTTTCCTTCGTTTGTCTCGATCTTCAATTAACTTCTTTTTGGCGTTTTCTTCGTCTTCGTAATCAAGCATTCTTTAGCAACCTTTTCGTGAACCTTTCTTTTTACCTTTTGGCATGTGATCCTCCTGTTAGTTTTTTGAGTACAAATATGAAAGCTGGAAATAACCACAACGCATTTCAACCATTACATAAGAATTAATAATACTTGATAATGATGTATTTATTGAAATCATTTAACAACCTGTAAAGGTTCTTCTAAATGTGAATCACAGCAATAACCAAAAGATGCTTTTCGGAGAGAGTTCGTACTTGGGCATTTCTTACAATGATTGACTCTCTTAGAGTCGAGATACTCCATCACAAGCTTCTCGGCGAGTGTTCGAACGTCACGGCGGATGATGTCGAGAACATAACGGTTCTTCAAGATCGACTTTAACGCCCGTTGGTTTTGCCACTCTTTGTATTTATTTATTAGGTTTTTCATTTTTGTTGCCCTGCCTGAGCGCCTAGTAACGATTCTAAAGCGTTTGAATTACCGATTTTGGTGTCTGATAAGGTCTTGGCACTCTCAACGGTCTGAGGAAGAGCTGCGGCCATCTGTTCGGATTGCATTTGTTGTTGTTTCTGGGCGCGGATAGCCAAAACCTCGTCCTTAGTTCTGATAATGCAAGGAGAGGCACCCGCAAGCTCTGCGTACTCCATAACCGCATCATCAGCGTCAATCACATCAGCCACAGACGGGAAGGCTTGCATCAAGTTCCCTGCAAAACCAATAACTTGCTCAATCTGAGTTGTCCCCGATGATTTCTGCATCTGGGCCAGAGTCGAGATATATTCAATTTTAATCTCTTCACCTTGAATGGACTCTGGTGGAATCGGAATAACCCCTGACCGAAGGGCTATGTTAAAGACTCTTGTCACGATTGGATCGAGCATTTCACTTGTGATGTTTGACAAGACAGGACCAAGGATCTCGATCTTTTCTTGATACCTCTTCGAAATTTCGTAAGCCGTCGCCTTTCCTACTTCGACGTTTGCCAACATAAGGAACAAATCAGCAAAGAATGTCTTTTCGATTGATTGTGAAACTCTCGCAATAGCATTATCGATCGCGTTCAAATCAGGGTTGATCTGGTAAGCGGCTCTTACACCGGAATCAGGGGAAGTTATCGAAGTTGTTGTAACTCCACCTGGCATCGTGTTTGCTTGACCTTGGACCGCATTTCCTTTTTGGATAGGCGGATCAATAACCTTATCAAGTGCGATTAAACGATCTAAATGGAGTTTCATCAGCATTTTAACGTCGCCAATGGATTCGTGTCCTGGTCCGTATCCGTATACAGAAGAAGTGTTGACTGTCTGCCAACGTGGACAATAGAAAGGGAACTCGTCATATCCTGAAACTTTAAGGGCTGTATCTGCTTCTCCGCCCATTTCCCACTGAATTGATCTAAAGGGCTTATTTTTGAAGTCTTTTCTGTTTGGGATACGATCATCGTTTGGCTCGACAAGGTGCCGCACTTTGATCCATGCGTCTATTGAACCTGTCTTGTACATCTGTGCGACTTGGCCAGACACGTTGTCAATCCCAAACTCTTCAACCAATTGGCCTACTGTCATGCTGTACTGGCGGGCAAAAGTGTTTATACGGCCTGATTTGTCTTGTCCGAAGGCATATTCACCAGCCGTGAAGTTCCGGCCACGTGCAACTGTCTCGAAATCCTCTTCAATGTATCCACACGCTGTTCCAAATCCTCCCAATTCTTCGTAAGAGGCGTTCATAACACCATAGATGTTTGACTTGGCGAAGATCCCCATAACCTTATCAAGAGCATCTTCAAGCCATTCTTTAACGTCGGGGAGCTCCATCAGCTCTGAATTCTGTAGTCCAAGCTTAAGCCACGGGCGGGAAGCAGAGGTAAGACCAGACGAAATACCGGAGGCAAGTGTTCGAGCAGCCCTTCTTGGAGTTGCATCAAGCTGTTCTTTGTAGCTGATTTCCTTCCCATAGTTTGGAATCGAGTCATAAAAAGACCCACGTGTTGGCAGGATATACTTCTTAATGTCTCTAAGGCCAGCAATCCAGCTCTGCTGCTCATTCATGACGGCGTTAAATCGTCGTTCTAGTTTGGTTCTGTTTTCTATTCTCATTGTCCAAGCCTTGTTTTCAGAGGTGTAAGATCCGCTGCGGGGTTCGCCGGAGTATTTAATCTTGATTTAGAAATGGTTGAAGCGAAACCGTATTGGAGTGCCGCTAGTTTTTTCTGCCTAGCTTGTTCGATGCTAAGTGGGCTCCTACTAGCCATGGTAGGCATCGGAGTTGTAGGTACTACGGTTGGTGGAGTAGGCATATCTGGTGCTTTTGGTAAAAACTGTTTAAGCATCCCACCACTAATCATTGTTATTGGGGCAATATATGTAAGCGGATTCTTAACTAAATCAGGAGCACTACCCATAATTACCTCATCACCGCAAATGGATCATGCGGAATTCTTGGATTATTTAATGAATTAAAAGGGTTATATTCTTCTTTCACACGATATTTGTCGATTTCCTGCTTCTTTCTTACAGGGAACGCGAATGACAAGGCGAGGCTATCGGCTCTATTTGGCGAGGTTAAATGTCGTTTCTTCATATCCGCTTTGGATTCGAGCATGGTTTTACCCGCTGACTTACCAGCCATGACCACGTAAGATTCGGGGGCTTTAAGCTCATTTGCAAGGATTGGATCGTTTGGGATACATCCGCCGCCCTTTAGCCATTCTCGCGTCTCTTTCCACATCTGTGTTCGTTTATTGACACATTCGTAATCGGTTGACTCACCACCAAACGCGACAAGCTGCCATTCCCGACCCATCGACTTGCCAGCGGAATAGACTCCGGTTCCATATCCAAGGTCAATAAAGACCGCATCGGCCTTATACTCGTCCTCGAAATTGGCTAGTAACTGAGCGATAACAGAATCATCATCATTCTTTTGGATGATCTTTAAAATCGAGAAGAATAACCCCTGACGCTTTCCAATGACGATCTCGTCGCCACCAGTCCACGCATTATCAAGGGTTAAAATGACAGGGGCAAACATGTACTGCGCTTCGTTTACGTGCCTTCCAAGGGCTTGGTCAACGTAAGCAGAGGGGATAAATTGGTTTATCGATGAACTTGGTTCCTCGCCACGGACACGAACCCGCACGAAATCTGAATCAACCCCATAATCTTCGATCCATTTGTTTATTTCGTCTTTGTTTGTAAACGAAATATCTCTTGAATCGACTTGGACAGTTGACCAGCGGTGTCGTTGGTTGTTAAAGCAGTCGTGAAAACAGCCGACATTTACGGTTGGATTTCCAAAAGCAGCCCAAATAATCTGGGTGTTCTTATCGGTTAGTGCGCCGTTTGTGACTTCCCATACCTTATTCGCAATGGTACTGGCTTCGTCAAAGATGACAATAATGCGTTTACCTTGATTGTGGAGTCCTGCAAAAGCTTCTGTGTTGTTCTCGCTCCAAGATACAGCGTCAATTCTCCATGTCTTTTCATGGTCTGCATCAGCCGAATACAAAGAGGTGGCTGTGAATTTGAACCAATGACGAGCGATAAAGAGATTGTGCCATTTCCCAAGTTCTGCCCATGTCTTAGTCCTAAGTTGGGTTTCTGTGTTTGCCGTAACAACTCCGCGAGTGTCTACCATTGTGGAGATAGCCCAATGAATAATCCAAGAAACAAGGGCTGATTTACCGACTCCATGGCCACTTCGGCCAGCAATTCGGATCACTTCGTTTGGAGTCATGAGCCCATCTCGGATCTTTCCAAGTAATTCAGCTTGCCATTTCTCGATGACTCTGCCTTTAAGCTCTCCCTCGCCCCATGGATAAGCAAATTTAACGAACTTCAATGGATCGTTTGAGTATTTGGCCAAGGACTGACCAAGCATCAGGTTGTAGCTACTCTGCGTCGGCACGAAGATTTGCCTTTAGAATCTCAGCTAAACTCGCATCGGCTGATAATTCTGTCTTATCTGTGAACAGTTTAAGATGCTTTCCAAGTAGTTCGAGGGATCTATTGGCACCCGCTGAGTCAAACTCGTAAACAAGATTTCCTGAGGAATCAGTCTTTTGAACCATATCCCTTGAATCTCGGTCAAACTCCATTACGGGCTCAGGCTTTAAGCATCGTTCGTGGACTCTTTTTAATCCGGTGAGAACATAGGTCGCATCAACAATGGCTTTCTCTTCAACCTTCTTAAAATTATTTGCTAATGAGGCTTTTACGTTATCTTTTGTTAGCAGTCTTGCCGCAATTTGACGTGAGGACCTTTTTGAGTAACCTGCACGAATAGCGGCATTTCCACCATTCCCATCCTTTAGGTACTCAAGAACGAATTTTTTCTCTCTTTCATTTAGTTCTCTCATAAATTAAAAAAGACCAGTACCTTTTGAGTACTGATCTTTAACACAGGAGAAATCTCTTAATCCCGTAAAGTTAATAAAGCTATTAGATACGAGTTGAAAGTATATGGTCATCAACTCAATTCTAACGGCTATTATGATTTATGTCAACCCATTTGATTCCTTTGGATGAAAGGCTTTTACTTCTCTACTTCTTCTATTCTCGACTTTAAGAAAGGTAGTTTTACTTGTTCAGCTTGGATCTTAGACCTAAATGGACCGGATCTGTATGTAAATTCAACCTTTTCCATACAAGCAGGGGTGACAGATACGATCTTTTCTTTGGTGCTAACCGATTCCTGTTTGATCCATTCTCCGCAAGGGACTGTTCTAAATTGTGTATCTTCGTAAACGATGAAGTATACAGCCAATAGGGCAAATATTTTGATTAATTTGTTCATAACTCTCCTAATATCTGTAAATTTTCCCTGAAACGTAGCAGTTCGTTCCTGTTTCATATGTTACATCTTGCGATTCTTTGTATCCACCAACAAATTTCTTTATCTTTCTGAATGGGTGATTCTTTTTTGGGATGTTGCATTGAATACAACAGAAGAAGTTTTTCTGCATTGGCTCTATTTCACTGATCTTTTTTTCGAATAGGATCTTGCAGTTTGAGCATTTAACTGTTTTTTTAGTCTTTTTCTTTGGTTTCATTTAACAAACCTATAATCAAGACCGTTTTCTTTTAACCATTTTACTTTCTTTTCTATTGGCCAAGTAACTGAGCTTTCCCTGTGACATCGTGGACATTCCTTCGTCGTTGCAAATACTCTCTTGCCTTCTGGTGTTTCAGCTAACCCATCGTTAATTAATGCACTTGTTTCGCATATCTTTAACTTGCAACGAATGCTCATTTCATGGCCTCCAATTTATTTTTATATGTTTCGATCATTTCTTGATAGTCACTCGGTGAAATTTTCATGCCTTCATTAGCTTTTCTGATTTGATCTAGTTCTTCAAGGATTGTATCTCCGTATTTTCTTTGGAGTGCGAGAGCGTAAGATGTTGGGTTCCCATGTCTCCATAGGTTACACGCAACACATTGAGCATGAACGTTTTTCTCATGGTATCTAAGAGCTAGACTCAATGATTTTGCGACATAATGGCCTGCCTGTAATTCCTTCCAGTGTTTCTCTGCATCGCATGAAATACATTTTGCAATCTCATCATCGAAGCAATCCCTGCGTCGGATATACTCTGAAAATATTTTCCAGAACTTATTTCTTAAGGCTGTGGGAGATGATTTCTTTTTCTTCTTTGGTTTTGGGAACATCATTTAATTAAACCCAACAAAGTCAAAGTGGAAAACTCCTTCGATAGAACCTTGAGTCCAAAACCAGTCATTAAAAATAACAAGCTGTTCTTCGCAAATCCATTGATCCATTTCGTAAAAGCTTGGTTCGCGAGCATCATCAAACATCCTTGTTCATCTCTTTTTCAAACTTTTCAAGCAAGAAATATGAAACCAGATCGTCATTTCTTGATCCAGAGTTATCACGCATTAAATCTGAGGCTATTTTCTGCATTACTTCAAAAGCCTTAAACATGAAATCCATTTGATCCGCTGAGTACATCCGAGTAGGTTCACTTTCTTTCAAGTTGCCTTTCATGGCTTCAATGGTTTCTATGTTTGTCATTTTTTAACTTCTATTAACAACCGTAAAAGGCTTGCTGCATTCAGCTAAGCATTGTCCGTAGTAGTCTAATATTAAAGTTTTCTCTTGCTCACATTTAATCAATGACTGGCTTAAATTATCCCCACAGTTTGCTGTGAATGACGCAAACAAAATCCCAAGAATAAAGCCAATGATAATCCCTGTAATTTTCATGTTTTTCTCCTGAACATTTTTATCCACAGTATTTTGTAGCCATCTCTTTTTTCAACGTATGTATAAAATACCCGTCTCATTCTGGGATCGCCGGTACTGAATCAATAAGATTTTTAATGCTTACTGAATATTTCTCAAGCGGCAATCCTAGGGCGGCCCTAACCATATAAGAGCTTCTGGATAAGACGGCTTTTTTAGCCAACTTGTTTAATTCTTTTATCTGATCTTTTGAGGCATAGACCATAAACCCATGTACTTTTTTATTGTTTTTGTTTTTCATATCACAAACGATATTATTTATGTTTTAATGGCGCAAGGGGAATATCAGCAATCTTTTCCATTCATGCTAATCGACCTAGGATCGCCGTAGAGCTCGTCTATTGCGATATCGATCATCCACCTATTTTGTTTATAAAAGCTCTCCAAATCATGCTCCATGTTGCTTAAACAGGAAATGCAAAGGTCCATCTCTACCTTATACCCGTCTTTTGAGTGGAATTCCTCTTTTTTAACAGAATCCTGGTCGCAGAAAGAACACATACTAGTGGATCTCTTCAAGAATTTCAGAATGCGGGATCTCAACCAATAAAATCCACCGTGTAC